GGTTCCGAGAGCGTGGACTAACTCATTTCATTACTGAAACTGTTGAGTCTGAAATGATTTCTAAACTCAAAGACCTACCAATTGGTGCCACATACGAAATCGAAACAGTCCATACTCATTATGCCGCCGGTCGTATCGACATTCGCGATAGTAGTAAAGAAGGTTATGATGGCTGGGACGAATATGCAGTCGCGCCAATGCACGGTGAAGATTGGAACTTATTAAGTGATTGGCTATGGAGCTTGACAACCACAGAAGTTTGGGACTATGAAATGCTAATTAGCATCTTTGAAGGTGAAGTGTTAAACGGCAGAGAAATAAGATGGTGGAACGATCAATAATTGACGTATAATTAATAAATTCTAGTGATGGAATCGGTGATAATTAGTTATAGGTTTATAACAAATCATTATAAAGCTAATGTTTACTTTTCACCTGTGTATGATATAATGGTACATATAATCAAATGGTAAGGAGATTTACTATGAGTAGAATGGGACAGGCCGTATTTGAGGGTGAAGAATTTGCCCAACAACACAATCATCTTTCTGAGGATGATTTCCGAAAACTTGGTAAAGAGGTCCTTGGTGGACATAGTGTACAATATGAAGCAGCAATTGCCGATTATCTAGAATATACTAAACAGGGGCTTGGCTTTGACTCCACTAGAAAAAGTTGATTACCGCCGAGCATGGATGCTCAAGCATGGTGGTTATGGATGTACTGTTCATTCAGACATCCGTACTGACTATAAAGAATGGCTAAAGGAAAACATACCATCCGAATGTACCAGCATTGCCCGGTACACTGATTTTTATGAAGATACAATCTATTTTGAAAAACTTGATGACTTAAAAAAGTTTTACAAATGGTATCAAAAACGGTTTACAAAGGCAAAGCCTCTTGATATAATAGAGCATCATAAGGTGGTAACTTTAAGAGACGCAATATGAACATCTTTGTATTAGATAATGATCCAGTGAAAGCAGCACAACTACAGTGCGACAAACATGTCGTTAAAATGATTGTGGAGACAGCTCAACTACTGTCTACTGCGCATCGTATGATTGATGGTTATATGGTTCGCAAACCAAATAAAAACGGCCGTATGACACAGAATTGGATTCTTGATGATGACCGCAATTCTGTTCTATACAAGGCATGCCATTACAATCATCCTAGCGGTGTATGGGTTCGCGAATCACGCATGAACTATGTTTGGCTGTATGACCACTTTAAAGCATTGTGTAACGAATATACATATCGCTACGGTAAGAAACACCTTACCGAAATTAAAGTTATGAGTGCGTTAAATAAGATTCCAAATGGACTTAAAACTACATCAATGACTCCCTTCAAACTTGCAATGGGTACAAATCCTGAGTGTATAGATAATTCTGATCCTGTTGGGTCATATCGTAAATATTATAGAACAAAAAAGGACCGATTCAAAATGGTATGGACCAAACGTGAAGTGCCAGAATGGTTCAAGGATTAATATGCCAATATATAAATTTGAAAATACCGAAACTGGTGAAATATTTGACGAAATGATGTCATATGATGACAGCGTTAAATATCTCGAAGAGAATCCACATTTAAAAAGAATCATTGGTGCTCCAAAGATTGTTTCTGGTGTAGGATCTCAGGGAGTTAAAGTTGATAATGGATTTAGAGAAGTAATGTCAAAAATCAAATCATCTCATACTGTAAATAATATTACAAAGGATTATTAATGAAGCCACGTGCAGTTAAACTTCGCATTGATGATATGCGTGAAATTGAACCAATGACTAGTAATCAGGAAAAGGTTTTTAAAGCATATGAAAAGGGTTATAATGTAATCCTAAATGGTTCGGCTGGTACAGGTAAGACATTTGTTGCAATGGCTCTGGCCCTTGAGGACATTTTGGATAAAAATACCTCATATGAAAAGCTAATCATTGTCCGTTCAATTGTCCCTACCCGTGACATTGGTTTCTTACCGGGCGATGAGGAAGAAAAGAAATTGGTGTATGAATTACCATACCGTGGTATTGCATCCGACCTATTTAAGATGAGTGACGCATGGGATAAACTAAAAGACTTCCATCAAGTTGAGTTTATGTCGACATCATTTATTCGTGGACTCACAATTGATAATGCGATTATTGTAGTCGATGAAATGCAAAACTGTAATGCCCACGAATTGGATTCTATTATAACTCGTGTTGGTCAAGATTGTAAACTAATGCTATGTGGTGATTATTATCAATCTGATTTGACCAAATCTGCCGAAAAGGATGGTGTGCTCAAATTTATTGAGGTTGCAAGTGCTCTTAAGCATTTTAAAGTTGTTGAATTTACATGGGATGATATTGTCCGTTCAGATATGGTACGCGACTATATTATGACTAAGGAAATGATGAAGGTGAAGTTTTAATGGCCAAGTACACACGTTTCGATCCTAGAAACAAAAAGCGAAATAAACACAAAAACCGTGTAAAATTTGCAATGAATGAAAAGAAAATACATGATGTGGGTAAGAAAAAATATGACTACGAACAGGAAGCTCTTTCAGCATAAAGGTAGTGGTCTTAACTACGACGACCTAGAGTGTATTACTGAATCGACAGGTCGTCGTTACGTTACCCCTGAAGGTAAGAAATATCCATCAATTACTACTGTCCTTTCAATACTAAGTGAGGACTCTATCCGTGAATGGCGTGCTCGGGTAGGTGAGGAGGAAGCCAACAAAATCAGCCACCGTGCCGCATCTCGTGGTACTGCTGTACATTCTATCATTGAGGACTATATTAACAATAAGGAAGATTATTCCAAGAAATATATGCCCAATGTGGTACAGGATTTTAAACGAGTTAAAGATATTCTAGATAGTCGCATAGGCGAGGTATATGCCCAGGAGGTCCCATTATATTCTGACTATTTTAAAATCGCTGGTAGGGTTGACTGCATCGCAGAGTTTGATGGCATATTATCTGTAATTGATTTTAAAACTAGCCGTAAAACAAAAAAGAAAGAATGGATTGAAAATTATTTTATCCAAGAATCATTTTATGCTGCGGCCTTTTATGAAAGAACAGGTATAGCTATTAAACAAATCGTAACAATTATATCTGTTGATAATGATGAATCTCAGGTATTCATCGAGGAACCTCTTAAATGGTTGCCTAAATTAACTAACGTGAGAAAGGAATATTCTCGTAGAGAATTTTTTGGTACTGCAAAATGAATTTATTTGATCTATGTGTACATTTCAATGGTGTTCTTTCAGGACAGGAATGTGATGAAATGATTGCAATGTATGAAGAAAATATAGATAAATCTGTGTCGAATAAAATTTTTCATAGTGAAAAATTCAACTATGATAATTCAAGTTGGCATGAGATGAATATGGAATATCCTCCATATAAAGATAAGTATGATGTTATGATTAAACAAAGAAATGAATTGATGTTTAATCAGTATAAAGAAAAATTTGCTGATAATTATTTCTTTAGATTTCCTCATAATTATCATTATTCTGGACCTAGAATTAAAAAGTATGAAACAAACGGCACTGACCAATTTGATTGGCATGCCGATACAAATGCTAGAGAGGTTGCCGATAGATTTCTTGTTTTTCTATATTATCTTAATGATGTACCTGAAGGAGGGGAAACCATTATTGCGACACAAGATGAAAGAACAATAGCTGTAAAACCGAAAAAGGGTAGTGTGTTAGTATTCCCTCCATATTGGATGTTTACTCATTGTGCTGCGCCACCTATTTCTAATCCTAAATATATAATATCATCATATGGAAGAGTTCTATGAGCGAAGAAACCATGAGATATTTGGCAAATTTTGAGATAGGATCTTGTTGCCAAACAACGTGTGACCAACAACATATAAAAGACTATATTGAATATTTAGAAAATCGTATTCTAGAACTTGAAAAGGAAAAACATAATGGAAACAATTGATCAAATGTTTAAAATGCCTGCACGTAATTCAGCATCACGTCCTTTGACTAATATGCATGAATTTTATTTGACTGGTTCAATTGGTAGGGCAGAAGATTATCTGGAATGGTTTGATACTATTCGTCACGCTAGTCCTAATGATGTTGTAAAAATCTATATTAATAGTGAAGGTGGTAATCTATTTACAGCAATTCAGTTTATGCGTGTGCTCACAGATTGTGAAGCAACAGTTATGGTATCCATTGAAGGTGCTTGTATGTCCGCAGCCACCATGATTATGCTCTGTGCTGATGCATATGAAATCAGTCCACATTCGATGTTCATGTTCCATAACTATTCTGGTGGTACAATTGGTAAAGGTGGCGAGATGTATGACAATATTGTCCACGAACGTAAGTGGTCTGATAATCTACTCCACGAAATCTATGCTGATTTTCTAACAACTGAAGAAATTGACAAGATTCTTGATAACAAAGACTTGTGGATGGATTCAGATGAAGTATTGGAACGACTCAGAGCCCGTGTTGCTAAATTGGAATCAGAAGCAGAAACCGTTGATAGTTCTGATAACGATGTAATTGAAACAACCGAAGAACAACTAGAAATGGAATTCGATGCATAAACTATGTGTTCCTAACCATTGGGTAGTGGGTGACCCTGCGTATATCAGAAATGATGGTACGTGGGAGTTCTTCCCACAGGACCCAGTCCACATAATGGACTATGCCTACTACCGTGAGCAATATCTTGCCGGTGGTGATTACAATGTCGAGATTGATAAGATAGTCAATTCAATAATTGATACAATTGTTATTGTTGATGGGGCTTTGTATGATATGATGAACTCACCTTATAACTAGATGTTATATCCTTATTCAAAATCAATATAAAAATAACGAAAATAATTGTTTACTTCTGCTGGTTAGATTATATAATAGAACCATAAACTAATGAAGGAAACGATTATGATTAATTATGTAACCAAACGTGAATACACCGGCCGTAATGCTGCTATCCTTGCTGAGGCTAATGTTGATTCAGTTGTAACCTTCAAACAGGCTGTACGTGATCTTGGCATCCCTGGTGCCAAACTAAAAGGTCTGAAAGCTTGTGCATCACTAATGCGCTTCACAAAAGATGAAGATGAAAACGGCAACAAAAAGGTTCGTTTCTACTCAGTGTTTGATGCTAATCAGGTCTTGGCTCGTGCCAAGGCTTGATTTTGTTGTTTACTTTCTTGTCGGTATGATATATAATGGTCTCACCAAAATCAAAATGGATTGATAATGAGTAAAGAAGATTTTAAAGTACTGTCGGCACGCGACCACGTGCGACTTCGTACAGGAATGTATCTCGGTTCGACTTCTGTTGAAACTGTAGAACGATTTGTTCTAGGTCAATGGCAAACTATTGAATATGTTCCTGCCCTGAATAAAATGATTGACGAAATCATTGACAACTCTATTGATGAAGCTATCCGTACAGGGTTTAAGCATGCTAATCAGATTAGTGTGTCAATTAAAGGTGAGCAAATCACCATAGAAGATAATGGTCGTGGCATTCCCCAAGAGGAAGTCATGGATGCTGATGGTAATAAAATACCTCGTCCTGTTGCGGCTTGGACTAAAACTAATGCAGGAACTAGTTTTGATGATGAACGTACTACTATCGGTGCAAATGGTGTTGGTTCTGCTTGTACTAACTTCATGTCTAAAAAGTTTATCGGTACCACTTGGCAGAATGGCAATTCTATCAAGGTTGCCTGTAAAGACGGAAGTAATGAAGTTAAGGTATCAAAGGCAGCTAAGAATGGTAGTGGGACGTCTGTTTCTTTCATCCCTGACTATGATCTTCTTAGTGTGGATTCTTTATCTGATGTACATACAGTCGAACTAATTAATGACCGTCTGACTTCACTTCAGATCGCGTTCCCTGAGATCAAATTTAAATTTAACGGGAAACGAATCAATGCTTCAAATATTAAAAAATACGCTGGACTTTTTGTGGAGAATGATGGCTCAAGTGTTGTTACTTCTAGCTCTGATAACACTAGCTTTTTCTTTACCAGTTCTAATGATGGATTCCGAACTACATCTTACATTAATGGTGTTAATACTCGCTTGGGCGGAACCTATGTTGATTATATCGTCAATTCTGTCTGCGACAGTCTTGTGGCTTTGGTTAAAAGAAAACATAAAATTGAGGTAGCAAAGAGTACCATTAAGAACGGATTGACATTCGTTCTATTTGCTCGCAATTTTAAGGATCCTAAGTATGATTCTCAAACTAAAGAACGTCTCACGTCCAATGTCAGTGCCGTCAAAGAACACTACAACGGTGAAGACCTGGAGAAGATTGCGCGCAAGATTATGGCTTGCGAAGATATCATCGGTCCAATCATCGAAGCCCAATTGGCCAAGAAGATGGCAGCTGACAAACGGGCAGCTACGCTTGCTCAAAAGAAACTTAAGAAAGTCAAAGTCGCCAAGCATATTGCAGCTACGACTACGGATTCGACTTTGTTCTTATGTGAGGGGGACTCGGCCATTGGCTTTCTCCTTAAGGTTAGGGACCCGAAGAAAGTCGGTGGCTATCCATTACGCGGTGTCATCATGAATACATGGGATATGAAACCCGCCGATGTACTGAAAAATAAAGAGTTGTCAGAACTCATTGCAGTACTTGGTCTTGACATTAATGATCCTGATTCGGTCGATGATATGACATACAAGAATATTGCAACATTGACCGATGCTGACCATGATGGTATTGGACACATTATGCCCTTGCTATTGGCATTCTTTTACAAGTTCTGGCCAAGATTATTCAAAGAAAATCGAGTACATATTACACGGACACCAATCTTAATTTCAAGTAAAGGTAAGGATGTAAAATGGTTTTATGACTACCACTCTGCATCAGAATTTAAATCAAAAAGTTCTGGTTACTATCATCGGTACATTAAGGGACTTGCATCTCATACCGAAGAGGAATATAGCAAAATTATTAATGAACCAAAATTGGATACTGTTGTTATTGACAACGACCATTGGTTTGAGGTTGCATACGGCAACGATGTGAATTTACGTAAGGAATGGCTAGCATGAAAGAAAACAAATACCACCAAATCCGAGTTGAACTAGAACACGCGAAAACCGAAAAGGATCTACTAAAGATCGTTGAGGATACCATGCGTAATACCAAGAAATATAATCTTGATGAATCAGACTTGCTTCGACTTGAGCAAATCGGAATGAAAAGACTTGAGCAAATCCAACGAGATCGTTCATTCCTAATTCGTAACAAGAAACAAGGTTTCAATAATTTTGACTAAGTTGTTTACAAAGTGTTTCGGATATGATAAAATGTGCAACATATGATACAGAAAGGAAACCACATGTCGGATTATAAATTAAGTGAAATTGCTCAAAATGAAATGAAGGACTTTGCTCTTTATACAGTAGAGTCCCGAGCAATTCCAAATATGATAGATGGACTCAAGCCAGTTCAGAGATTCTATCTTTATAGTTCTATTGTTAATACACCTAAGGACTATAAAAAGGTCTCTGCTGTATCTGGTGTTGTTTCCGACTATGGATATAACCATGGTGAGGCTTCAGCAGCAAGTGCTGGTCAGTTAATGGCGGCAACATGGAATAACAATATATGTCTAATTGAAGGTCGTGGATCGTTTGGTACACGTCAAGTACAACAAGCAGGTGCCGCACGTTATGTTTATACTCGCCTACATTCTAACTTCTCAAAATATATTAAGGACATATCTCTATCCCCAGTTCACGAGGATCCCGAGCACACTCCTCCTGCTTTCTACATTCCTGTCATACCTTTGGTTTTGGCTAATGGGACACGTGGAATCGCTACAGGCTTCGCTACTAACATTCTACCAAGGTCTGAAAAGGCTATAATTGCCGCATGTAAAGAATACGTCACTAAGGGCAAAATCAGTAAAAGGCTCCAGGTTGCCTTTCCAGATTTCAATGGTACAACCATATATGACGAAACCAGTAATCGGCATATGTGCTTGGGTACATTCGATCGCCCAACAAAAACTAAACTGATTATTAATGAGATACCCTATGGATTTGACCGTGAAGGGTACATCAAGATTCTAGATAAACTAGAAGAAGATGATGTTATCATGGGATATGATGACCAGTGTTCTAGTGATGGTTTTAGATTTGAAATCAAATTAAAGCAGGCCGTTGCTAACAAACTCAACACTGATGAAAAGATCATTAAGCAATTTAAATTGGAAAAAGCATTTGCCGAAAACCTAACTGTCATTGATGCAAATGGTAAGCTTAAGGAATATGATGACGAACGAGAGTTGATCAAAGACTTTTGTAATTATCGTATGGGCATTCTACAGAAACGAATTGATGGTGAAATAGAAAAATTCTCCGAAGAGATTCGTTGGTTGAATGTAAAGGCAGAATTTGTCAAGGGTGTGCTTGAAGATCAAATTACATTCAAGGGTAAAACCAAGGCCCAGGTTGAAAAACTAATATTGCAACATACTAGTGCATTACCAACCGATACGGATAGATTGCTTCGAATGAACCTATTGACTCTTACCAAGGATATGATTAAAGATCTTATGGATAAGATAAAAGAGACTAAGGATAATTTGAAATTCTGGAACACTACAACTACAAAAGATCAATTCATATCAGACCTTAAATTGGGATAAGTTATGCTGGGTTCAATTGCATCATTTATAATTGCTTCAACAATGGCAACACAGCCGGAATCATTAGCTGTGGATCTTGAGGAATATGTATGTATGGTTAGAGCCGTACATTTCGAAGCCGAGGGTGAATCAAAAAGTGGTAAGCAGGCCGTGGCCAATGTAATATTAAATCGAGTAAAAAGTAGTAAATTTCCAAATACTATATGTGGTGTAATTGAACAAGGTCAAACACACGCTAATGGAGTACCCAAGAAAAATAAATGCCATTTTAGTTGGTACTGTGATGGTAAAAGTGATGATATTAAGATTAAGAATAAACCACAACGGAATTCTTTCGAGGAAACTGCTTTAATAGCTTTTAAAGTTGTCAATGGTGAATTGGGTGATATAACATATGGTGCGAATCACTATTATGCTCATGATAAAGTAACACCATACTGGAAGTCGGATAAGGATATAACAATAGTTGTTGATAATCATACATTCGTTAAGTTATAAATACAATGATTAACCCACAAAGCTAATGGAGACAAGCTTTGGAAGATTACGAAAAAGAAAGATTAGCTAATATTGAAAAACGCTATGAAAAATTTCTTGTTATTATAACTGATCTTGAAAAAGCAGTTGATCGAATTTCAGTAATTTTAGAACAATATAAAGATGCAAAAATTGATGAGCGTTTGCGTCAAATAGAATTAGATATGATGAATGAAAAAATGGTATCAAAAGCGATACAATGGCTTGGAGTATCTGTCGGTGGTACTACAATTATTCTTGTAGCTTCATATTTGTTCGGTGGTATGCAATGATCGCTAACTTAGCACAATGGGCAATATTACCCATCTACTTTATTGCATTAATTTTAGCGACAGGCAATTTGCGTCACATATATAAATGCTATAATCAACCGTATCATTTTATTTTGAACTTTTTAACTTTGATTGCTTCTTCATCTTATATAATATTGCAAACTCAGTGGATAGTACAGGGAATAAGTGATGAAATACCATCATTTGTTGATGCTGCTTGGTTGATTCACGAATATATGATTGGCATTGTTTTACTATTTAATGTTGCAGCCACACCTATGAAAAATAAAGAAGAGATATGGGATAATGAGTGAAGTATTTGATTTTGGTTTTACTGCTGTTGACGAAGATGAGTTGGAGTCAGTACAATCAATTAAAGCCGAAGCTGAAATGGCCAATGAGTCATCAGCAGAGGTTCAACAAAGGCTTGATAAGTTATATAATGCAATACTACCATTGCTAAATAACTTGAAAGCAAATAGCGAGAAGGACTATATCTATTGGCCTAATCGTATTGAAAAAGTGGAACAATTTGAAGACCACATACTTAACATTTATAAAGGATGAATATATGCGAAATGAACATGAGCTCTACACTGCTAAAATGCTACGTAAACTAGAGGCACATAAGAAAGGCAAGCGTACAAAGGTCACAATTCCAAACCACCGTGCTGATAAAGAAAAGAATCGGCAATTCATTACAATGACCGGATTTGAATTTTGGGGAGACCCCAAGGCCAAACCGAAACAAGATTAAAGCACAGGGAGTCTTCGGACTCCCTTATTTCTTTCTGTTATATCCTTATAACAAATTAATTTAAAAAAGATGAAAAAAAGTGTTTACACCTTCTAGCTTTATGGTATAATGGTTACATAATCAAATGAAGGAAAAAACATCATGACTACTCTTACTCTTAACACCGGCGACCTGATCAAATCATACGATTTCTCAAAAGAAATGCAGCCTGGTTGCTACATGGTTGGTTTGGTTGAATCTGTTAAAGACGGTATCATCGAATGTAAAATGGTTAAGTCTTTCTTCGCTGGTGAAGAATATGATCACCCAAACAAAGAAGGTGGTTTCAAGACTCTGGTCCAGGGTATGGGTTTCTTTGACAATGAAAGCACTCGTATCGAAATGATCGCCACCGCAGCTGAAATCAAAATGGTCATGGAGGCATAATGAAATACTTGAAAGAAGTTACAGGTGTGGCCGGGGACTTCAGATACCCCGAGCACATCTACATTCTAAACGACGCTGGCAAACTTGTTGGCTTTATTAAAGAAAATACTGACGATATAAAGATTTTTAACAAACCACTTTCGTTCTCAAAATCACGTCGCAAATTTACTGAAGTTAAAGGATTTAAATAATGACTAAAATGACTCGTCTTGAAATGATCAAAGCTGCTGCCGAAAAAATCGAACGTCGTAAGAAGTTCAAAGGTAAATCTGCCATTGGTAAATTAACTGCCGCAGCCTCTCGAGAACTTGAAGCTCGTGCCGAAGCGAATCGTAAGTTCGATGAAGAGATTGACCGTCTGAATGATAACACTCATTTGTACTGGAACGATGCTTCTAAATTTGCCGAAAAACACTACGGCGAAACATACCGTGAAACAACCAAGTTTGATAACGAATGGGATTAAGGTTATAACAAAAAGATATAAAAAGTTTGTTTACTTTTATTGCTACATTTGATAAAATGGTTACATCAAATCAAACAAGGATTATATTATGAAAATTTTCATCTATTTCATTGCCATCGCAACACTAATTTTCATTGTTCCATTTGCAACAATTAACTCAATCAATACTCTGTTCGGTACAGATATTCCCATGACAGTAAACACATGGTTTTCCGCACTTTGGCTTGGTATCATTGTTGGTGGTGGTTTGTACCAAGGTGTTCGATAATGAGTACTTCGGCACGTAAAAAGGCTCAGCGCCAGGCAGAACATGCCAAACAAAAGGCTGAACGTAAATTTGCCGAAAGATTTGCTTCAAAGAAAACAAAGAAAAATACATTTACTGAGTATACTCCTAAGGAATCTTATGTGCGCGAAACGCCGAAATATCCAAGCCTCACGTCGACGAACCCACATGTTGCTGCAAAACCAGAACGTGTTGACTACACCGGAGACCTTATTTGCGGAATTGCCACGATGCATAAGAGCAACATTGTCCCAGTCATGCGAGGAACAAGCCAAGCAGAAGACATTGCAAAAATGCGGAGAAACTGATGAAGATAACGAATCCTAGAAATTTTCACTTTCGTGCCTGGGTTATGAACAAATGGATGGATTACAAAAATGAAATATATGAGATGGATGGTGTTATTGTAGATACTGAACCGTCGGTATATTTTAAACGATACAAATGGTGGTTGAAAAACCAATACAAACTGGAGATGAAAAATGCAAAATCGTGATGAAATGATCAAAGCCTTGACCGATGGTATTTGCCGAGTTAAATTCACTAAGGTCAATGGTGAAACCCGTGATATGGAATGCACACGCAACTTGGATATGATGCCAGAATCGGTTCGTCCAAAACATGCTTCTCATATTCCGGAAACAGTAATTCCTGTATATGATTTCAATGCAAATGGATGGCGTTCATTTAAAATTGAAAATGTATCTTCATTTGAGGTCATAAAAAATGGAAGATAAGTTCTTTGATCGAAAGAAATTTTCTATGATCGTTGAACAAAAAGCACTATTGCCTGGTGTTGGTTACATGGATGCAATTATTACAATGTGTGAAGAATACAGTCTTGACTTTGAAGATATTGGATCCTTACTAACACCATCGCTGAAACAAAAAGTTGAAGCAGAGGCAATTGAACTGAACTATATGAAAGGTGGAAACACGTTACCGTTATGATGAAACCATTTGATGCTTACCGTTATTACAATGCACTGAAACTACATTTTGGTGGTAAATACGATGCTATCAAATATCAGTTTAAGACTAGTGCTAATGAAAAATCGTTTTGGAATCGTAAGGATAAATTCTTCTTTGCTAAAATTGCAAAACGATTTAATAATGCTCCTGATCTAATTAACTATTACGTAGCTCATTTTGCCAATGGTGATGTTTGGGTGGGTAATATGTTAAAGGATGAGGATGTATATACCGATTGGATAA